AACCGCCCCCAGAAGAACAGGCTGGTGCCCGGCACGACGTTCTGCATTTCGTGATTCGATTGTGGGTAGGCAAAATCGGCCAGCTTCACGGCTGTGGCCAGGTCGTTGGTTTTGTTATTCCAGATCTCAGTGCGCTGGGTATCTTCTGCACCAGGTGGGAATCCCCATTCGAGCCCAATACCATAGACCTTGCTGATCGTTCTCAGATACGCCAGCGCCGGAGGCAGCCCCTGCTTACCGCTGAGGTTGGTCAGGGTCGAGTTTCGCCACGGCGACGTGATATCGAACGCGCTCACCGCTCGGACACGGGCCACGTAGGCGCCAGCATAGATTCCGACCACGTCGACGTTGGTCATGCCGGTGCGTTGCAGCTTGATCCAGTTGCCGCTGTCCTTCCGCCACTCCACGTCATAGCCGACCGCGCCATCCACGGCAGGCCAGCTGATGGTCATGGTTGCGACCGACAGGCCTTGAGACACGACAGAACTAGCGGTAAGTGTGACGTTGGCCGGCGGCGGACCCACCGTGATCGGAATCACGCTGATCGGGCGTTCTTCTAGGCGAGCGCCAGTGTCAATGTGCGCGAACTTGCTCGGGTCGTACTGGACTGCCGAAATCTCGAACACGCCAGGCTCTGGCCGAGACACCGCCGTAACCCGATACAGTGGCACAGCCAGATCGTCGGCATCCAGCGCCCAAACCAGTTCTGGCTCTGGGGTCACCGAGTAGTTGGCCGTGACAGTGATTGCACGGCCCGCAACCGACTGCACGGTGCGCCCTTCACAGGTACCATTCGGCAGGTTCAGGATCAGCCGATCGCCAGCCTTGGCTTGAGTATCGCGATCCAGCTTGATGGTACGGCCAGCGACTTCCGAAATACGTCCGCCGATGGGGCGACCTGCGAGTAGTTCATCGGCAACGGGGATTACATATCCGGGCAACGGAATCCGGCCATCAAGGCCGACCTGGAAGGTGATTGCACGATCGCGGGCGTTGGTCAGTAGCGCCCACTTCCCGCGACGCTGCGCTTCCGACTCTCGAGTGCAGCCGATGGCACTGATCTCAAGTGGATTATCGCCATAACGGCGCTGAAGTTTTGGGTCAGTAACAGCCGTGACATCGGTGTCGTAGTTATTCGACGGATTGTCGTAGCTGATCAGGGCGCGACTGTACCGGGTGCGCTCCGATGCACTCGAGTAAGTGAACTTGCCGTCGATCACGTTCGCCCTACTGTAGGCGAAGTCAAAGTCAGTGGCGCGCGGCATATCCGAAAGCGAAAACACTTGGCCTTGAGCCCAGTAAGTCATGCCTCGGTAAATCGCCGAGATGTCGCGCAACAACGACCAAGCATCCGCTTTGCCTTGCAGGTTCAAGCTGCAAAGGAATCGCGGCTCTTGGCCACCCTTCCCGTCCGGCACCAATTGGTCGCAATACTGGGCGATCCGGTAAAGCTCCCATTTGTCGACTTGCCAAGGTTTGATCCGCCGCCCAAGGCCGAAGCGGTCGCTGACGGTGATGTCGTAAGTCATCCATGCAGGATTATCCGACCAGGCTTGTTTAAACGTGCCGTCCCAGATCCCGGTGTAGCTTCGAGTTTCCGGGTTGTAGTTGTTCGGCACCGGTATTTTTTTCAGCAAGGTGTCGACAGTCACAGCCGGAATGTTGCGGAACTGCTCGGCAGAAAATTCGATGTAGAGCAGCGCGGTGTTCGGGTACCGAAGCTTCGCGTCGATCACCTCAGTGAAGCCGGCGATGTTCATCGTGTCGGCGATTTTGTTGGGGTTATTCTGGTTCGGTGTGATCCGCGTGACGCGCATCAGCCAGCCGCTTGTGGCCGCAGGTAAATCAATACGACGGGTTCGCTCATAGGTGCTTCCGGTTTTTCCGTCGACCGCCTCGCTCAGTACCTGCTGATATGTGCCGCCATCAGTGGCAAGTTCGACCTTGTACTCAATCCGGTAGCCATTCACGTTGCCGCTTGCGTCGACAGCTTGAAGCATTGGCCAGGCAAACCGCAGGCGCACTGCCGACAAATCGGTATTCGTGATAGCGCGGACCCAAGGGGTGCCGCTGCGCAATTCAATGCCGAGAGTGGTTTCGTTCTCTACCGACGGAATGCCTTTGATGTAATCCTGCTCGATCGATCCGTTGCGGTACTCGAACTTCACGTTGGGGAAGTTCATGTTGCCTTGCGGATCTTGCAGTGGCGTGTTGTCGAGGTAGATGTCCTGAGCGGTGGGATTGCCGGCAAACTCGCCCTCGCCCATCGCTATCAGCATTTTTGCCACAGCCACAGAGCGCAGGCTATCCGGCGCCTCGGTCGGCGTCTTTGGCTTGCTGCTGCCGCCCTTCTCGCCGTGAACTTCCATTTGCAGAGCTGCGCTCATGCTTTCCTCCAGGCAATAAAAAACCGCCTCTCGGGCGGTTGTGGTGTTCGTTCGGCTGACTACATCTGGTCTTCGGCGTAGATCGCGGCGCTGATGATGGCTCCGCCTACCCGGCGTTTGCCGTAACAAAGCGGAACCGGGTTACCGGACGCCGTGGTGTTCTTGGCGCTGCCAAATGCGTAGCCGGGAGTGTTTTCGGGTGATGCGCTGGTCTTCAGCCCTTTAGCTGCCGGGCTGAGCATTTGAATCACGCCGCCAATAGCCATTGATGCACCCATTGTGATCAGAGCTGAGCCAAATGGCGCGCCTGCGCCAAACGTACCGCCGGTGATGACCAAGCCGACAACGATAAGCACCGCGCCTATAATCGTTTGAAGTCCGCCAGCCTTCTTACTTCCAGTGATGATCGGCGCGATCCGAATCTCTCCCTCACCCGCAAATCCCAGTTCCGACTCACCGATATTTGTTTTGTCTCGAAAGACGGCGAACTCGATTCCGCGAGATTTCGCATTGGACAGGAATCTTTCAAAGCCGGGGATTTGCACACAGAGAGCCTTGATGGCTTCAGCGGGCGTCCTCACCGAAAGACGGAAGGACCGGCCGAACTGGCGAAGTTGCCCATAAAGCAAGATCGTTGTCATGGGCTGATAATTGATTGCCAGTGCGGACATTCTTTTCTCCATGCGATAAAAAACCCGCCGAGGCGGGTTTTGAAATATGTTTCGATCAAAGGCAGCTTTGCAGAGCACTCAGCCGTTTAGCGGAAATCCAGTTGTTCAACACCGCATAATACTTGGCTACCGCACCGGATGCTCCAGGCTGGATGTCGACGAAGTATTCTGATCCGGCCGTGAACACGGTGTAGCCGCTATCCCTTCCGGGCTGAAGCGTCGCCTCAGGCGTTACCCCGAACAGGGATTGATTTTGCCATTCGTACTGAATGCATTGAGCGACTGCCTTGTCAGACTTTTTCGAGTACAGAATCTTGTCCGGCCCTTTCTGCCGAGCTTCGTTCATCGTCGGTGCCATACACCCCGCCAACAGCGCTACCGCCACCGCCCCTATCAAAATCCGCATGTCGATTCCCATTTTGAAATACAGCGGCCAACAAACGACCGCTCAACTTACTAAGCGGAAAATCTTTGAGCCAACAATTACTCAAATTTAATTCTTCTGTTCCGACTTAGCGCAGCCATTTTCCGCTCTACCATTGGGCCCTCACACTTCAATGAGAACTCACAAAAGAAAGCCAAATCTAGCTAAAATTCCCCTGCAAGTGGATCGTACCTACCCGGACCTTTAGTTGTGCCCTGCCACCATTCAGGATTTGCAACTTCAGATTTCCAATCGAGGGGTTCTGAGAGGCAGGCAATTTGCAGATACTCGCTAAAGTAAGCGTCTACCAAAGATTTATCGCGGAGAACCAGCGCGTTTTCAAAGGATTTTTTCGCGTTAGCGCTCAGATTGTACGATCCGGTCCACACTGCATAAGGTTCAACCTCGCCCCTGCCATCCCATTGAGCGAATATAAGAAATTTATTATGCATGCGAGGTAGAGACCGCGCATTGCTCTGCGACGAGACACCAACACAACGTATCGCGTCCATACCGTCCTCAATGTTCCACTCCCTCGCCTTTTCTTCTGCCAAAGAACGATATGCCCGGTCCCGCATTTGGGCGAGGGTTTGACCAATGTCG